TTACGTGTTCTAGAATGGTGGGGGCAGCCTCCTCCCGAGAAGTTAGACCCCCTACCTACCTATCCAGAGAGCCCCCGACCAACACCTCCATAAAAAATAATCGTAAGAGAAGGTATAATGTTTGATTGGTTAGCTGACCTTCTTTTTGATGAGAAGAATCGCATGAGCCGCATCAAGAAGGAGAATCTTGAAACAGCAAAAAGAGTTCTACGAGAGAATGGAATTTCTGTTCCCACCAACTCTACGAAGAGTGTCCCCGATTTCTTTGCGGATAAACGCCATGCGATGGCATATTTCCATGTGGTACGAGAGGATATTACCGATCAGAACACGATGAAGAAACTGTTTAGCGACAAGTTCTCCATTGGTACACGCGACCCTTACAACTATGCGGAGCGTAAGCGAATGCCGATCATTAGTCCCGATAATCCGTTCACTACGGACGAAGGCGAAGGAGAACGACTGGTTATTGATTGGGTGATGGGTAACAAGGATAAACTCATTGCTGGTGCAGCAGGGGCTCTCCGCAGAGGCGGGGCAGTGGAAGCAAAAGGACGCGGTGGCACGACCCGTGGTGGTATGATGTCCAGTGGATATGCCCATGGTGGTATGACGGGGCAGTGTCGCAGAGGAGGTGCGATTGGTAAGTTTTAATTTTATCTAACCAAAGAATAGACATGGGCAAATCAAGTATTCAGCCTCCGGTCGGCGAAGTCGTATTGGTCGCAAAGAAGGCTGAGCCAGTAGATAAGCCAAAGATTCGTGAGATTAGCCAAAAGGAATATGAGAAGTTGCGTCCAAAGAAGGAACTGAGTGAAAAGCAAAAAGAGAACCTAGCCAAGTTGGTGGAGAAGAACAAACAGCGTGCCCTGGAGCGTCGTGCAGTCGTCAAGGAAGTTCCAGAAACCGTCCCAGAGGACAAGGAGCTTGTAGTTGTTAAACCAAAGCGCAAGTACGTACGCAAGGCAACGGATAAGCCAAAGAACGAGGTCGTTATGCCATCGGAGTCAGAAACCGCAACCGAGTCAGAGTCCGAAGTAGAGGTGCGCAAGCCTCTTCCGTTGAAGCGTGTAAACACCCCCAAGCCAAAGAAGGCAACCCCTAAGAAGCCTGCCAAGTACAAGTACGAAACGGAAACGACTAGTGCGGAGGAGTGGTCCGACGATGACCGTTCTAGCGATGATGACTATGAGGAGAAGGTGCAGAAGTACAAGGCGAAGGCACATGCCCGTCTACAGGCGGTTCAAGAGATTGACAAACGCATGTCACATATCCAGAGCAATTCCTACGCGAGTCGCAATCTTACTATTTTTTAGACGCACATAGTATATGGGTGGACAAGTCAGTAGTTTTTTTAGCGACTTAGGAAACGGACTTACTACATTGTGGGAGGAAACACAACGTGAGTTCATTCGTCCGGTTCTGGGTGATAGCATATCGGAAGCACTGGGTGTATTGAAACCACGAACCCCTGGTATGGCTGATGGTGGTATGGTACTAGACGGCCAAAAGGGAGTCAAGGTCATTGATACTCCGGCCCAACTCATCGCGTTAATCAAGAAGTATCCAGAGGAGGCCATGGCGAACGGCCTTTCCGTAGAGATGGTAAAGCAGGAGGCCAAGAAGATGGCCCATGGTGGAATGGTAAAGGACCGCCCCATGCCGTCCTTGCTGGAGAATCCTGCACAACACATCAAGGCACATTACATGAAGAAGTATGGTGGCGCAGTGTATCGTCCCGGCCAACCCCCGAGCGTGTTTTAAACCAAAAAGAATTAAACTCATTCTATTATAGAATGGCATTCAATCCTAACTTCTCAAAGGGTGCTACCCTACAGCAGATTCGTGAGGCAATGAACTATACGACGAATCTGATTACTTCTGAGATGGAACAGAAACTCCGAGAAGAAAAAGCAATACAGCCTGTAGTAGAAACAGGCTGGAAGCAAATCGTAGATAAAGTAGATGAAGTTCCTAACGTATCTAACCAGGTGGTATACCCGGCAGAAGGCCCAGTCGGAGTACCCTATGAACAGCCCCCTAAAGGACTCAATGGAACAAACCTTTACCACAATAATTAACGAAACCATAAGTAATAATGACGGAGGTAGCCCGTTATACGTTTCATGTCAGCAGTTCACAACGCCTGAGCGGGACACTCACCGACTTCAACATTCAACCCTCACAAGTTATTACACGCTTGGCGAAAAACAGCCGTTTCAGCGTCACCGTCCATGGGATAACCATACCCTTCAGTTTCTACCAGTTATCCAGCGATATAGCGACACTAGGCGTTAGCTGGTCGGGTGCATCAACGGGTAGTGGAAACATCACGATGACGACGGGTAATTATACCTGTAATTCGGTTCTAGTAGAGTTGTCCACCCAATTAACAACACTATTAGCTGCTTCAGGTATTACTCTTACGTCTTATTTTACCTATAATACGACAACGGGTCGTATGCTGTTACAGCAGACGACTGTTCCTGTAGTTCAACTAACACTCAACTTCACCGCCAATACAACCCTTGGTCGCTTCTTTGGCTATAGTGTTTCTGCAGTGATTCCCTCATCGTATCCGTCGTATGTTGCGGGACAGATTAGCGACAAAATTGCCGTTGCGAACCCCATTACCTACTTGCTTCTACGGTCGCCCACGTTCAACCAGCAACTCAACCGTGAATGGATCGTGCAACCAAACACCTTCTCCGACATATTGTATCGTGTACCCATTACAACGAACGTAGGGACGTATATCCAGTACTATGGCGACCAAGAACCATTCACCATTACGAATGATACCATCTCTACTATTAACTTTTACCTTACGGGTAATTTGTCCTTTACTGCGATTGATTTACAGGGATTGCCCTTTGCGTTTCACATGTCCATCGTGGAGAACCTTATTCCAGACTACGAGCCGATTATGAATACCTCTCTTCCGAAGATGATTACGGACGTTCCTGCGGATACAACGGAACTAGAACGACTGCAGACCGAGCGCGATGACGCGCTCCGACGGCTGGAGGTCTATAAAAAGAAACTAACGCCAAAAGAGAAAGATGTTCTACTACAACGACAAAGGACGAGCAATACAGATATTGAACAGCCGTCCGCGTAATTATAGTGCAGGTGGATTCATCAAGGGTCACCCGAACATACAGACCCCCCACGAGGATACGATTTCAAGCCTGTTGGAATATGGATCACTCGTGATTCCCGTTCCGGTTATGGAATCTGGTATCATGGACGGGTACAAGGGTAAACTCTTTGATGAGAAAACGGACGATAAACACCGTCTTTCTCCCACGATTGTCATGCCCGGTGAAATGGTGGTGCACAAGAAATACGCACCGGCTGTGGAGAAGTACTTAAAGAAGAACGGAATCACGCTCCCGTTCCCAAAATAAAATTACCTATTAGATATGCCGTTAGTTCAGCTTCTTGTATCCAGCTCTGCAGCGAATAATAACACGAACTTTGTCGTTCCGGTATCAGGTAAGTGCTCTATTCGTATTCTGAGCGTGGTATTTCATCATACGGAGGCGAATACGAACTCACGAGCCATTCAGGTTCGCTCCGACATACTTCAGTTTCCTTACTCTCCCCTGAAGTGGCTTACGTTCATTTCCAATCCCCAGGCTACGCTGGCCTTTGATACTGGTTTCCAGGAGTATAACATCAACAACGCCGTTCTACAAGGACAACTTGGAATCAACGTTGTCCAGAGCGATGGAACGGATTTGCCCGCTGGAACATGGAGACTGCTTCTATCCATGCAGATTGAGAAGATTGGCGAGGATTTTAATCAGATGACGAATACCTCTCACCCAAGTAGATGATGAAACATAGAGGTTCTTCCGGTCATTTTCAGACGGTACGGACTGACTACGCCAAACTCCAAACTCCGTTTCTTCCAAATGCTCCGATGGTGGAAGAACTACCCACCCCAAAGATTGAACCCGTCCGAATTGTTCTCCCGAAGCCCAAACATTCTAAGTTCCAGAAACACTAAAGTGTGAGCATTAGCTATTTTTTTATTCTTGACTACAAGCATAGAGAAATGTCGTTGGCCTCCATTGGTGCAGATACGCGCTACGTCCTCCCCGCTTCGTACGATGCCGTCCCTCAGGCGTTTCAGTCCAACAAGTCGGCAAAGAGCATTCCATCGGTCCTCCAGACCGTGAACGTCCCCGCCCTTACCACATCGGCCAATGCCTCCGGTACATCAATTGTGCAGTTGCCGTGCGGTGCAAGTGCGGGAATTATGTTATCGCCGTATTTGCGTTTTGATATTGCGATGGTGGGTGGTGACAACACGACCACAATCGCGTTTAAGGGTCAGTCCAAGGCGGCAACGGGCTGTATCAACAACTACACTACGTACGTGAACAGCATGCAAATTGACAACATTCAGAACGCCGACCGCGTCTATGACCAGGTATTCTGCCACGCAACGAGCAACGACTGGACGACACGCGATGCTTCGGTCCTTATGAGTGCTGGTATCAGCCGTACGGCTGCAGGCGCAACCCAGTCGCTGGGCACACAATGCGTACCTCTGTTGGGCCTCCTTGGCTCTCAGCAGGGTATTCCATTGTACCTGTTGAACGGCACACTCCAGATTAACATCACGTGGAACTCTCTGGCCCGCGCCTTGGCCCTTGCTGGTACGTTACCCACCGACTACACGATTAGCAACGTTCAGCTAGTATACGACCGCATTGCCGTGGAACAAGCCTTTGTGGATAAGGTCAAGAGTGACATGATGTCCGGTGCGAAGTATGTTCTTGGCTATACCAACTTCCAGAACACCACCCTATCCATTTCGGGCGCAAGTGCTCAACCGAACTTCCAGTACGGCCTCAACGTATCGTCACTTCGTGCCGTTGTTGCGGACCAGTGCCTGGCCCTTGCGACACAGGCCAACGCGGGTATCTCCGTTATTAACGACTTGAGCCAGTTTCAAGTCTCACTTGATGGCCGCCTTATCAACAACAACGTGTTGTCGCTTGCTACGTACCCAGTGGTGTTTGCGGAGCTGAACAAGTGCTACGGCCGTTTGTTTGATGCCTCCATCTCCGACGTGTCGCAGGTATCGTACGCTCTTGCGGTAGAAACCAACTCCTTCAAGTCAGGCGCGTTTGCGGTAGGTGTTAGCTGCACGCGGTGTAACGAGGCCTTGGCGTTTGCGGGTTCGCCCGTTTCGGTCTGCGGTATCCAGGCGGGTGTCGGCGGTTCGGGTGCAGCGTCCACGTTCTTCATTACCTTTATTTCGGACTTCCAGCTTCTAGTGGACCAGTCTGGTCAATGCGAAATAGTCCGCTAGGCGATGAAAAACGGTAAATATTACATGACCTATTGGGAGATTCATAATAATCTCCCCTACGTTGTTAGAATGCCCTATACCATTCGGAAATGTCCGAATCAAGACGCGTACAAAGTATATTCGCAATCCGGCCGACCGCTTAGTAAAAAGTGTCTTCCTCTTGAACGGGCTAAAAAACAACGTACGGCTGCACACTTATCAGAGATTGGCCTGTCCCGACCAAGGACATTTCCTCTGGGTGTCCAAAAGGCTAAACGATTAATATAATCTATGCCGATATTACAGTATCGCAATAGAATGTATACTATCCAACCCTATACAAAACAGCAGGCTAGGAGGATTGGTGTTATGGTGAAGCCCTCTACGAATCCAAAAAAGAAGATTGATGTATTCAAGGACGACAAGAAAGTAGCTTCCGTTGGTGCAGTGGGCTTTTCTGATTATCCCCATTACCTACAAGATAAGGGAAAAGCATTTGCAGATGAAAGAAAAAGACTGTATCATATTCGCCATAGAAAAACAGAGAATAAGATAGGAAGTCCATCATTTTTTAGCAGTCGTCTTCTATGGTGAAGGTTGTGGGCTGTAGGTTGTAGGGTTGTTTTTATCAGGGTTAGTAAAAAAACAGAAAATAAATAATAATTATTAGTTTTTAATGAAACATTAGGAGTTCTGATAAAAACGGCCCCACAACCCACAGCCCACAACCTCTCATTCCAGAGCCTTCACCACTCACTCCTTCGGCACTTTCTTGACGTACTTCAGAGCTGTAGAGAGTTCATGCCCCATATTCTCTGCAGTCTTCTCCATCTCTGCCAACGCCGGAACGTCCTTGTACTTATCTGTAAGGAAGATGTGTCGTAACATGCTAGTGCTAATGGGCTTCTCAAAGAATCCGTAAAGAAGATGGGTCAACTGCGTCTGAGAAATCTTGTTGGACTGTTGGGTATTCATTAGGAGCCATTCGTGGGGATTCAGCACAGCCCAGCGTTTGATAATCTTATGGAGCTTGGCTGGAATCTCTAAGGACTGCTTACCGTACTTCTTAGCCGTCTTGTACTGGTTGAACACGAAGAACGGTTTACGCTTTTCGGTCTTCATGTAGTTGTCCTTGGTTTCGTCTGCACCCTTCAACTTGAACTGGGTGTAATCCAATGAACGACGGGGCTCAATCAACAGCAGGCACGAAAGAAGAACATAGAGCTGTACGCGCGCAAACTCCTTCTTATCCAATGTATCTTTCTTCATAATAGGAGCAACCTCTTTCTCAAGGGCATGGAACTTCCCCATCACTTCGGAGAGTGGAATATATCCCTCTTTCTGTCGTTCTGTCATTTCCTGCTTGTTGATTTGCTGATCGTAATCTTTACAGTCGTCCAGCATCTGTTTACGGAAGGCCTCCACTACCTTCTCCGACTGTTTGGCTTTCTCAATGAATACGATAAGAGCGGACAAACGAGTCTTACGGACATTACCTGCAACATTCGCAAGATGCTCAATAATCTTCTTGTGGTTATCAATGATATCATCGGGTGTTTCAAGGGCGATTCCGAGTTGCTTAGCCAGATTCTTAAGAATGCTGGTGTAGGTGCGTAGCGAGCCTGCAGACAGATTGGGGCGATTGGCAAGTAGAACTTTATCCATTCTACTACCTACCGGAGAGAATAATCGCGGGTTTAATCGCAGTTTATAAAACTGTACCTAAAACAGAGCCAACACATCATTCCAATGTCGTATTACGAACGAAACAGGGAGGCGTGTATCGCACGGCAGATGGAGTACCACAACAGAAACAGAGAACGTTACCTAGAATACATGAGGTCGTACAATCGGCTGTACTGGCTCATGAAGCGTCCAGAGAAACCGAAGAAAGAGAAGAAGGTGAAAGCACCTAAAGAACCAAAACCTCCGAAACCCCCGAAAGTTCCAAAGGAGAAGAAGCCGTACAAGGAGCGCCCCCCTAAGGAGAACGAGTGGTACGTGGTCCCCGAGTATGTTCCACCTACGAGGATAGAGTATGGAAACTTCGTGTTGGAGTTTTAAAGGGCGTTCAACCGTTCTACGGCCTTTTCAAAGAACGCATCGTCCATCTCTATACCGATGGCGTTGCGTCCCATGGTATACGCGGTGAAGACCGAATTGCCTGAGCCAAAGGTGGGGTCAAGGACTGTTCCACCTGCAGGGCAATAGCGTTCAATGAGCCATTTGTAAAGGTCCTCGGATTTTTCTGTTGGGTGGATATTATATTTTTTTCTATTCTTCTTCATATTAATAACAGATAACGCACATCGTGTCCCATCACCTATTTCATCAATACGATTGTAAAACGCCCCCGCCTTACTGAATACATAAATCATTTCATGGGAACGCATCGGCATTTTATTAGCAGATAAGAAGGATACTCCTCTTTGCTTATTCCACACCAGGTCGTAACGAAACTCGGTAGGATTACTGTTGATAAGTTCATTGCCAAACTTCGTGGTACAGAAGTGAATACAGGGCGTATGCTCATTCTTACGAATGCGTTTGACTTCCTTCCAGAACTCTTCTAGATTTATTTTAACGTCCCACTGACAACCTTGCGTTGTAATTTTTGATGATTGTTGTTCTCCATTTATAAACCTAGAAATAGGTTCTTTTCCTCTGAATCCAGTTGAAAGACACCCATACGGCAAGTCACATATAATTAAATCCACGCTTTGTGCCGGAAGTTCTTTCATAATCTGCAGGCAATCACCATGATACAAAGTTAGTTCAACCATCTACTCTGTTGTTAGGTTTATTAATGGCATATAACACGCATGACATATCTTCTTCTCAATCATAAGGAGGCATGCGTAATAATAGCATGGGTGTGTACTGTGACACCATTTGACATATTGTTTGCAGAAGTTAGGGCGGTGTGAAAAGGTAGTAATGAAGTGTTCTTGTTCCATCTATTTTATCTAATGATTATAGAATGACTCAACGCGAGAAAGATGTTGCCCTAGCTGATTATAGAAAGGAAGTCAACAATTATCAATACCAACTTCCACGATATGGCACTCCGGAATATGACGCAATGAAGATATGGATAGCGAACCGTATAGAAGACCGAAGGAAACCAGAGTTTGAAAAACTGAAGAGAATGAAGAAGTATGCAGAGGACGTTGTGGATAGAACGATGTACGGAATAAGAATAAAAACAGTACCATCGCGTGTAGGACAATTCAATAAAAAGATATTTGCGGACATTGATTACTTCAAGAAGCTCATCGCGGATAGACAGCGTCCGATTATGATAGAGGATATTGGCTTGTTTGATGAGCCCGAACCCCAAGTACGGTCTGCACCAAAAGGAGAGCCATGGGTGTTCAAGGGTGTAGAGTATTTTAAATATAAGAATCATGTTTGGTTAAATGAAGATGGTGTGCAAGGAGAGTATATGGGTCGGTATGACGGCAATAAGCTTGACGCTTCGGAGGCTGAGCCCGACTGGTAAAAGTTCTATTTAACATGCGATGCGAATGTGCCGTAAATTACGGCAGAACCAAAAAACCCAATGTAATAGAAAATGGGTGATTTATTCTGACAAAGGGGGGTATATTGGGCGTTTGACGCAAACCAAAAGTTTGATAGTTTACGTTATAAACTGCGAAATAGATGTAAAAGTACCCAATTTATACAGTAAACAATACTTAAAACCGGTTTTATAATTACTTTAGGCTATAAATCAGTAACTTTTACATATAAGTTCGTGGTTTATAAATAAAAGAAACAAAGTTAGGGTTTACGCGCCAGCAATCGTGGCCGTTTTTTTCTTTGCGTTAATTATAACCCATGGATATCGGTCGCCCCTACGCACCGCTACCTGCAGTCATTGCAGCTGTCCAAGCCCCACAAGAAGTGAAGGAGGAGAAAGACGAAGTTCCGAAGAGCAAGATTCTAGTTGTACACTCTAAAGATGTGTCCTCCGAGGAGCTTGCCCTATTTAAGTTTCACGGTCGCTACCTGAAGTGGGACGACCGCTTCATGAACATTGAGTTTGACAAGTTACCACCGCACGATTATCTCTTCCTTGATATGAGAGAGAAGAATGCACGTCATGCCCTTGGTGCAGTCAATCATCTGGAATACAGCGTGGTATGTTATGTCCCGTGGTATCACAAGTCGGAGAAGTTCATTGAGCAGTTATCTGCTATCGCAACAAGTAAGTTCCCTTTGCGTGCGGTTAGCAAAGAAGATTTTGACAGGCAACTCCTGAACGAGCGTCTGCAGTCGCCATCACTTGCCCGTACTTTTTTCGGGTGGCTTGTTCCATGCTTACGGGCCTAGGGAGGTGGATATGGAACTCTCTGTGGGAATACATCAAGGGCGTGATGCTCACGGAAATACTTACGGCCCTACAAATCACTCTGCCCCCCCTTGTCTTTACTGCTCTACTGTGGCTTTAATCAAATGCCAAAACAAAGTTACCCATTTCAATTGTCATTACTTTTGAGCCCGGGGCTTTACCTGATTTAGGCTTCCGTGTACGTTTCGGTTTCTCCTTTGGTTTCTCCTTTGGTTTCTCCTCAGGTTTCTCTTCCGTGTGCTCTACGTTCATTATTTATAGGGGCAGAGAATATATACCATATACTCTCCGCACATTATGGACTTCGGCGAAATCGTTGGGGCAATCATTTTATATTTTCATCTTATCTACATTATACTTCATATTTAAAATACACCTCCGCGGACCATCTTACGTGCCGACAATGGAATCGTTTGTTGTACACCCGATGGACCATAGGTTAACATCTCCTTCTCTGGTCTACGTCCTGGGCCTGCACCACTCACACGTCGGCCGATGGGTTCATCGTCCTTCTCATCAAACATCTCTTCTGCAGAGGCGGAAGGACGAACTTGGAATATATCGGAAGAACCAGGCATTAGAATACTACGCAACGATGGAACAGCTTTTTGAACATTGGGGACTGCCCGCGCGGACTGCTGAAACACAGGGACTTGATGACCTGCAGGGTTCTCTCCTTTGAACGGCGTTTCCTGTACAAACGAATAATTCACACGACGATTCGCAAACATATCCTTACCTGGTATCATACGCTTGCTTGGGGTCATCTTGGGGGCAATGCCCTCTGGATTCGTTGGAATCATGAGGTCGTCTTTCTTGTTCGCATTGTATTCTGATCCACCGCCCACCTTGACCACGCTATTATACATCGGAGCAACCGATGCAGGGTAGATACCATAGGAGCTTTGTTTGAGAACCAGGGGTTCTGAAGCATAGGTAGCACCCACGCCCTTTAGCAAACGGAAATCGCCCACCTGTTGCTGTGGAGCACGACCTTTCATGAGCTGAACCGTATCACCAACGTGTACTTTGACGTTGACAGATTGTGTTGGCTTCGCGGGCATTCTCTTTACGACCTTCTTCGCCAGTTTCTTCACTGGCTTCTTAGCAGGCTTACCTCCACGCTTCATCATCTCAGGACAACAGGAGCAACTCATTATATTAGTATACAAGATTATTCTTTACAGCGATATTCAATGGGGTCAAACCGTCGGAAGTACCGGATAGGCTGCGAATACATATTAATGTGCAGGAATGAATAGGGTTCAGCCGTAGCGAAGTCATAGAGCCTCATGAGCTTCTGTTCGTCTGTCCCTATCTCCTTCACGAACGAATCTAGTTCGGCCTTGTTTTCGGTGTGAAAGAAAGAGATACAGTCCAAGTTGGAACGGATTAAGGTAGGCAAGTAGGTGTTCCATTTCTGCAAGAGATAGATATTCGTAAGTAACATGTGGCGGTTTTGTGTCGCAAGTTTTGTAATGAGATTCGCCTGTTTGGACTTTATCATGTGAATGCAGTCATCGTAGATAATGCAGTAATGTGGTTTACCTTTCTTGCCCTTCTTCTTGCGACGCTCCGTATACGCTTCCGTCTTGGCGATAATATCCTCTAAGACTTCATTATTGAGGGTATCGTAGTACTGGTCGCCGATGTCTTCAATGAGGGGACGCATCTTATCGTCATTGGGTGCAGTCGGACTAATGACAAAGATAAGGTCAAAATGTTTGTACCAGGGACTCTCCTTCTTCATAATAAGATTTAGTAGCAGGGTCGTTTTACCACCGCCCTTACGTGCAATCAACGCATAGTTACACGGCTTCATCGGTAAGGGTGAACCTGTATCCGTACACTTTTGGTTATCAAACGGAGCCAGGGCTCTTGTTAATTCACTGGAATGAACTTCCATCTTTATAATATAGGCGATTAAAATCCGCCACGTCCTCGTATACGGCGTTGCTGACCAATCATGCCTCCTCTCTTCGCAACGGCTTCTTCCACTAGATTCGTTGTATCACGGGCAATGTCCGTTAGCTTCACGCCCAGCCATTTACTTACATTAGGCATTTCCTCAACGAGCGTCTTCAAGTCCTGTTTAATCCAGGTGCGACCCTCTGCGTCAAGAAACCCACTAGCCTGTGCTAATTCCATAACAAACGTTTGGCAGTTGCTATTGAGGAAATCGTAAGTATAGAAAGCCTTACCCATCTTCTTACGACCCTTCTCTAGCAACTCTGCAATGTTAATCTTACCCTTCTGGTCGCCCATATCTAGGTCATAGGTTTCGGCCTTACCGCCCTGCGTCGCGTACCCTGGCTCTTCGCGTGCTTCCAGCTTTTCCAGCTTCTCAATGACGTACTTGTTATTGATAAGTAAACCCGTATGGAACACCTCATCAAACCCAGCCTTCTGCTTGAGTTCGTTCCACTTGCCTGCAGTAATGAGTTGTACGGCAACGACACCAGGCGTACCGACAGGAGCACGGACCATCTTGATATCCGTAATGGGTTCGCGACCGTGCTTCTTGACAAAACGTCGGAAGCGTTTGGGGAGGTGCTCATCGGAGGTTAGGGCCGACCAGAGTTGCTGGAACCACGCGGACCAGCTATCGTCCTCTACTTCTTCCAGAATCGTACCACCCTTCTTCTTTATCGGCATACCACCTCTGCCTTTCGCCCAATGTGGGGGGTTATGCCGATTCTCATAGTCGCGTCGGGCCGCATCGTCCATCATTTGCCCGAATGTTCTTGTATCGTAATTACGATAACCCGCGGGAATCATTATACCCTGTGCTTAGAAATAAAGATTCTTGTATCCGTAGTAGATAGAATGTCGCTGGACGGAACAGGTAACACCTTTCTTCCATTCACCATCTCCGGTTTAACGGATATTACAACATCAACTAGCAATCTTGGTAATGCTACTGCTACTACACTTAACCTTACTTCCGCGACTGCAAACAAGATTGCGCGCTTTGACGCGTCCAAGAATCTGGTCAGTGCGTCGGTGGACACAACCGATATCGTTCCATACACTGGGGCGACAACCACCGTTAATCTTGGTAGTCAAAATATTACAACTACCCGTGTTCCTCTAGCGAATCCAGATTTGACCAATAAACTGTACGTGGATACGGCCGTTTCTGCAGCCAGTATTTTGGCTACCAACAATACATTCACGGGTACGAATACGTTCAA